CAGTCTGACCGCATTTTTTATCCTTTTTTATACAATTTTCTAAACATTTCTTCATAAATCTGGATGCTCCTTTTCCATTATATCAAATATGTCCTCAATATCTTTCTCATCTAAGCCAAATTGCTTAATTGTTTGTGTTTGCTTTTGTGACATTTTAGTGTTCTTGTTTCTAATATTTTTAGATATTTTCTTTTTTTCTTTCAACTCTTCTACAAAGCTTATTACATGCTCGTTTCTTTCGATATATGCTTTTATGATTTCATTAAAAAATTCTCTTATCTTTATATTATCATGATGCAGTCTTATCTTAAGGTCGGCATGCAACTTTGTAACACTATCAAAGCAAATCTGTTTTCTATCACTGCCGTATTCTGACATTATCGCCTCAAAATATGTGTGTGACTTTCACCTAAGCCAGCGTTTGTTTGACGGACAAAATCCGCTCTAGTTCTTAATTCTTCTAAACTTCTAGCGCCAGAATAGGAAAGCCCTGATGCGATTGAATTTTTAAGACCATCTAAAATTTTCCCAACTGGCCCTTTATAATCCACATATGTTGCAACCCCTTCGTTGGAAGAATATCTTCCACGCCACTGCATTTGTGCATCCTTTGATGCCATGCCTCGATAAACTTTTTGTTTTCCACCTAAATGTGCGGGTCCAGTATATACAACTTCTCCTGGTGTTTCATCAGTTCCAGCCAGCAAGGAGCCAACCATCACAAAATCAGCGCCAGCAGCAAAAGCCTTAACTATATCGCCGCCAGAGCGAATTCCACCGTCTGCAATAATCTTTACATCTCGGTCGGACAATGCACAATCAAATATTGTTTGTAATCCGGGCATGCCATGCCCTGTTTGAATTCTCGTTGAACAGATCGACCCACCACCAATGTTACATCTAATGCTGTCTGCACCCCAATCAGCTAAATCATTAAAGCCCTCTAAAGTTGCAACGTTTCCTGCCATAATATGTAATTTTGGACCAAACTCCACTTTTATTTTTTCAATCGCCTTCTTCATCATTAAGTGGTGGCCGTGAGCAACATCTATACAAACAATGTTTGCGCCATTTTCCCAACCACCATAAGTTCTCTCAAGATAATCACCAGTTATTCCTACTGCAAAGGCAATATTTGGTGTACCTCCACAGCTTGAAGAAATGGAATCGTACAACTCCCGAACCAAGCCAGATTGCTCTGATATACTGTTATAGCGATGTATAACTCCCAAACCGCCGTGATTTGCCATTTCATGTGCCATTTCACTCTCGGTAACAGTATCCATCGGAGATGAAATAATTGGTAAACTCAAACGT